CTGCAATGCCACCGCTAATCTTTCAGGTATATCTATAATTCGTTCTTTGCCGTTTCTTGTGTAAGCCGCAGGGATAACAAACTTACTATAGACTTCACCTTTTTCATTTATCAGATCGTGTACCTTAAGTAAGTTATGCTCTGTCATGCTCAATGTGAGCTGTGATAATTGCATGATGAGGTACTGATCTTTTAGTTCGTGCTTACCTACGCAAGATACGTTTAAAAGGGCGTTGATATCGTCACGCGTGAACGGTTGCTTTAATGACATTTGTATACTGCAATTCCTGTAAATCAAGCTAATGCAATATAGATTACACTGTTTTTATGAAAAAGCAAGGCGCTGTGCAATATAAATATAGTCATAGTGGAAGTCATTATTATTCAGGCTCAGCAACCAGTAAGCATTTATCTATCTGGCGAGGCTCCTCACACTCAACAATCATTTGATTATAAACTCATATATGTTCGTGCATTAACATAATTTTAACGATTAATGACGCTATAACGATAATAAATAGTAGTGCGTATAAAGTTGATTTGTTCATTAGAAAAAGTCCATAAGTTGATTTTCTGTATTAACATCGGCATTGTGAAATATATGCTTCAATGCCGCCCGTATCAAAGCTAAATAACACTCCTGAAATACTTCCTCTTTCATATTCGCAAATGCCAATGATTTAGCTTCAGTTCGCAACGTGCCATCAAGTCGTTCAGTCTGAACCCAAAACCCTGCCAGTATAGTTAAGTCCTTTCTGAATCGCTCGAGCTGTTCTGTCTCTGAACAAAACTCGTGTACCTTGTCACCGTCCCAATGATCGAAACAGAATCTAAAGAACACCATCACCTTACGTAAAAATGCAGGGTTGCGAGTTAACTTAATATCAACCTCGTAATGCTCACCTGTTTTAAAGCGTATAGTTTTCTCTTGCTCTATATCATTAGTCGGACGAAATAAACCGCCAGGTTCCTTTACCATTTGAATTTTCATTCAGTCCACCATAAATATAAACAACCGCCGCCCAGCAATATCACAAAGTAGGCAGCTATTAATAACTCAGTCATTCATCCAGTTCTCGATACTGTTCAATTCTCGCTGATACATTTTATCATCAAGGTCTTGCTTTACTCTTAATGCATGACTGATAACCTTCTTCTTTTTAACCGCCTCGGTTTTGTCGGCAACGTCAGCAGCTAAAACTTTATCTTTACAATCTTCACAACAAGGCAAATCTAAACACTTAGACTTAATAGGTTTGTACTTGCTGCATACGTTACAGTGAAATAATTCACTCATGATTTAGCCCCTTTAAAATTTAATTCTTGCCATAACTCTTTAACTGTTGCTTTAGACAATGAGAACTCGGCAGCTAACTCTGATATTTTATCCTTGTTAGTTTTTCCTACTAACCCTACTTTTATTATATGAGTTCGTAATTTTGCACTCCTACTTCTTGGATTTAACACCTCGTTAGCCGTCCGATAAGCTTTAAAATTGAAACGTGTAGAACTTAGGTTATTCTGACTATCCAATAAATCAGCCTTTAATTGTGCTATCTCTTTAGCTTGCGCGTTAATAACGTCGTGTAATTCGCCAATTGTTCTAATATGCATGTTATAATTCCTATACTAATTTGGATTGTTAGTGTGTTTGGGTTGTAGCCGTTAATGTAATGTTAACGGCTTTTTAATTTACTCTTTTTAATCTTCATCTTCTTACCTTTAACAATTGCGCTATCGATTAATTTAGTTACCGTTGTGAACCTGTTTTTTTTGTAATCCTCAAGGCACATCATGGCTTGTTCGCGGCTCGTTCTATCGTCAACACCTTCGGCTAGTAATCGCTTGTAAACGGTATCAAATACCATATCGTTAGGTTGCATTAGTATTCCCCTATTTTATAATTTAGTAGTGCAGATCTTAATGGTTCAGTCTGCTCAAGCGCCACTGACTTTATTAATTTATACTTAAATATCTTATAAGCTTTATGTGCAAGAACCTCGCTATCATAACAACCTATATGCTTTCTTTTTCCGTCAACATTGCAAGCAGATTTAAACCTTTTTATTTGCTTGCAAAATGAAACACCGAGCATAAAGCTCCCTCTTTTAGCTTTGTTTGTTAATAACAAGTTATTTATTTTGGCACTAACAAAAATGCAGTTTTCTGGGCTGTAAGTGTTGTTTCCTTGGTTTAATATGTCTTTATCTAAATCTTTACCATGAAAATCTTGCTTTTCCATCCAAAACTTAAAGTTAGAGAAATAAAGCCACTCGTCACAAACAGAACAATTTTTATATGTTGGATTATTATGGTCATCTGATGCGTAGCAACGAGATATCATGTTCAACCATCTACAGTAAAATATGCACATACCAGAAACAGGTTGAGTGTTATAGTCAGCATCATTAATCGCTATCCCGTGTATCATCTTAGGTTTCATATTCTCGCCTCTATTTTATGATTTAACCATGATTTAAGCCTAGGTTCTCCACGAAGATTAGCGTCAAAACCAGCATTAAAAGATTTATTCATTATCGACTCTTTTTGTTCGTAATAGTCCTCTTGTGATAATGAGTCGCTTAATTCAGATGTTAGTTGCTCAACCTCGTCTTGACGACATATCAATGATTCCTGACTTTCCTCAAGTAATTCTTCTAATTCTTCGATTCTTTCTTGTTGTTCGTCACTCATATTCTACCCCTGTTAATTAACTGACCAAATCGCTTTCTGTAACGTTAAAATGCTTATCCATCGCTATCACATCATTTTTATCAAAAAACACCCATGAGATTTCCGCTATATGTATTACCAATGTTTCACAGTCATAAAGCGGTTCGGCTACTAACTGTGAAATACTATCTGCGAATTCGTGATCTTCAATTATCATTTTTATTTCTCCATTGCGTTGTTAATTATTTATAAGTTACAAGTCCATCTACATCAATGCACACATCAGTAACGCTAACCCCTCGCCTTTGAGCCACCCCTTTAGCTATTCCCGCTAACTGACGTTCATAGCCGCGTTCCATTTGTTCAACCTTTAACGTGAGCGCTTTAATCTCGTCATTCATAGGGTTTGGTATAAGATGCTGACCTGTTGCTTCTCCGTGACTTTCATGTGCACCTTTAACCCATTCAGAAACTGATTTTATTTGAGCGTCTGTTGCTAAAACTTCAGCATCACTTAACGCCTCTTCTATGCACATCGTCCAGTATTCCATTTTCATTTCTCCATTTGATACCCATAAAGGGCGGTTAAGTTATTTAATTACGACTGGTAAGCGTGACTTTCTGGCAATGTTATCCTTGCAAAAACTCTATGAACGTCCTCGCTCATAGGCAGAGACTCATGTATAAAATGATTATTTCCGTAGTATATTTTATTAGCCTCTAGCATGAATGGTTTACCTAATTCTATATGCCTGCAATCCCCGCCTCTTTTCGGTAGTCCTTCAAACTCCCCCACCCAACCAAGGCAAGAAGAAAAATTTGAAGCTAAAATTATACCGCCAAGATCTGATAGGTACTGCCTGTTATGTATATCAGAACCTAGTCTAGGTCCGTTTTCTCCAACCTTGAAGCCTCCACCGCCACCAAATGACATGTTGATAGGTTCATAATTCCCGTCAGTGTGAGGAGCGCCCCTTCTCAGTGTTTGACTCTTTTTAAGTTTCTTACCGTGTATTGTAAAGTAGGCAATCACGCTAGATGTTTTTATGCTGCTCATCATTTGCTTGGCAACCAATTTAAATTCATTAGGCAAACCTTCTAGCGTAGACATATTAAAAGGAATCATTGAAAACTCGCCATCAATAATTGGTAAATTTATAGAACCTGCATTTAAACATAAACTTTTCATTATTCATTCTCACTCGTTGTTGTTTCGATACCCAGAAAACCGCGATTAAGCGGTTTATATGGCAAGTCTTTAGTTTGCGTTATTTCATTTGATATCCCTCGGTTGTTTTAAATGTACATACCCTAGTGAAATTTAATACTAATACATAATAATATTAAAATCAATAATTAAATTAACTTTATTTGGTTAATCAAGTATGCTATAGTCAAATCTATTATTTACTAAAAGGGGTTTACAATGAATAAGGAAGACATGCTAAAAAAACTAAAAGGTTTTATATACTCGGAGTTTGGTACTGCAAAGAAATATGCAGAACACAAGGGTGTAACGCCTGCTTTCGTAAGCGCTGTTTTGAATGGAAACAAAAGTGCTACAGAAGATATGCTGAGCGATATAGCGCTAAAGAAATCTGTAACTTACTTTAGCGCATAAAAAAACCGCGTCTTGGCGATAGCGGCTTAGTTAATAACAGTAAGGTGATTATATATGAGTAAGCAGAGGAAGTCATTTATTGTACATTTTGATAGCCTTAATGTACTGGATGATTTAACGAATGAACAGGCGGGTTTATTGTTCAAAGCTATCAAGGGTTACCAGTTAGGCGACGATTTAGAGCTTGACGCGTTAACCAAGGTTGCATTCTCTCCATTCAAAAACCAGTTTGCAAGGGATGCAGAAAAGTATGAAAACTTGTGTGAAAAGAATAGGTTAATAGCCATAAACAGACACTCCACCAAATCTACCAGTGGTGCATCAGGTAACCAAGCGTTACCAAAGACTACCAAATCTACCGATAATGATAGTAAGAGTGATAGTAAGAGTAAGAGTAAGAGTAAGAGTAAGAGTAAGAGTGATAATGATAGTAAGAAAGAAGATATAGATATAGTCGCTAAAGCTCCGAAGTTTAATTTTAAGAAAGAGTTATTAGCATTAAAAGTTGACAAGAAAGTTTTAGATGATTGGTTGGCAGTTAGAGTGAAGAAAAAAGCCACTAATTCAGAAACAGCTTTTGCAGGATTAATTACTGAGATTAACAAATCAGGATTGAGTGTTGCTGACGCAATTAAAGTTTCAGCTGAAAATAGTTGGGCAGGTTTCAAGTCGCAATGGTATGCAAACCTTTCACCAACAGAAAAAGCTAAATCGACACATTCATTTGAAACACAAAATTATACATCGGGGAAATTTTAATGAAAACTATTTACGAACTACCTGGCAAACCAGAAGTGATCACTTGTGATAAGCATGGTGACTACGAAGTTAAATACAGCGCACCATTCGGATCAAAGAAAAAGATATGGGTAAACGAGGCTTGTAATGAGTGCGTGATAGAAAGCGACGAGAAGGCAAGAATAGACGCTGAAAACAAAAGGGTTGCCGATGATATAGAAAGCGAAAGAAAACGTCGAGAAAACGCTCGTATTAACGCTGGCATATCAAAACGAAACCTTTACAAGACGTTTGATGATTATATTTGTACAAACGAAGGGCAAAGCAAAGCTAAAAACGATTGTATGCGATACGTTGAAAACTTCCCTAGTGACAAAAGTATGATCATGGTCGGCGGAGTTGGTACCGGTAAAACATTATTAGCCTCAGCAATGCTTGATAAGTTGGTTGATAAACATGATTGCACAATAATCAAGGTGATTGACTTAGTTAGAAGTTTAAAAGCTACGTGGTCAAAAGAAAGCAATAACACCGAAGAACAGCTGATTGATTATTACTGTAAACGAGATTTATTAATTATTGACGAGGTTGGTTCGCAGTTTGGTAGTGATACGGAAAAACTATTTATATTCGATATTATCGACGGGCGTTATCAGGATATGAAGCCAACAATACTTATTAGTAACTTAGATATTGAAGGTGTAAAAGAATGCATAGGCGATCGCTGTGTAGATAGATTGCGCGAAGGTGGCGGAAGTATGATTGCTTTCAATTGGAAAAGTTTAAGAAGCTAAATTTAATTAACAAGGAATAAACACATTATGATTTTTAAATATTACACGGCAGATTTAAAGGTGCTAAATGACGAAGATCTAGAGATGACATCAATCACAATACAGACATGGTTCTTTGTTAACCCAGTGCAGGTAGTTCGTATGATGAAGAATCAACTTTCAAGTTGGGATCAAGAAAACCACCGAATATTTAACTTGCGCAGAATTAAATAATTTAATTAATAAGTAAGAGAGAATCAAAATAATTTAGCAATGGAGTAAATAGAATGAGTGAGTTAACAGATTTAGAAATAAATAAGCGTTTAGCTGAGATTGAAGGCTTAGAATTTTGGGTCCATGAAAATATAGCGATTATGATTGGATCTTGTTGGGATAGTCAGGAATACAACCCGCTTACCGATGATGGACTGTGTTTAAGATTGATATTTGAATATGGAGTTCAAATAAATAAAGTTGACCCTATTTTAATGTCAGCACAATGTGAACACGATGTAGTTATGTATAGCGTACTAGATATGCCAAACAAAGCGGCATGCTTAGCAATAATAGCGAGTAAATCATGAAGCTTAACAATCTTATAACGTATCACTAGTAGCATTCTTGATAGCGTTGATTGTTTTCCAGGCTAATGAATAAGGGGTAGATGATGAAGTTATTCACAAATAAGTATCCTGTATTGCAGGGTTGTTTATGTATACAGCCAGACAATACAGTAGATGAAAAAAGTATTAAGGTTGTGTTTGATGAAGGTAAGATATTTAAATTAATAGGCGTTGATCAAATGGGTGTTTTATTGCAGTGCGAAAAAAAGAGCGTAATAGTTAACGTTGATATTTTTAAACTGGTATTCACTGAGACGGAAATTGATATTTAAGTTAAGCGCCACGCATAAAAAAAGCCACTACCACAGTGGCTTTTTATATCAGGGTTATACGGTTAGCGTTTTAATGTTTGTAGCGTTACTCGGACTACACCATCCACCAAGAAAAACCATCATTCCACCACCACAGCTATCATAAAATCCTTTTCGCGGTTTATTTATATAATCAAACTGATAAGCCTCGCCATCTTCTAATTCGATTGGTGGGGTTATGGGTTTGAATGAGTAGTTAGCTATTCTACTGCACCCCTGCCTATTATCCGGCAACACAATAACGCAATATAAATCACCGATATATTCAATAGTACACCTTTCATGCTTCGGATGCGCGTCACACCTATTTGAATATAAACACTCCATACCTGCACTAGGTAATTCACCTGCATCAGCTTGAGCTTGTGTATAAATGTCTTTACTCATTACAGCCTCTTTATTGTTAATCAGCCTAGACTCATCCATTGAAAAATAATCTATGGTGTATTCATTTCCTATTATGTCGTATTTATCGTTATCAGCACGGCAAAACTGGTAAGACTCTTTATTATAAAATACAGATTCTCCTTCCAATGTCCCCACCTTATCCGCCCAAGACGGGGCGTTCTTCCATTTATCTTTACTCATTATTTAACTCCATTACGTTTAGCTGGCTTGTAAAAAATATCCGCTGCACTTGTTTGTGTGGTTATAGTCATTACTTACACTCCTTTTTATGCGCTTTGATTATTAAGTCAGCAACAATTGATATTTTATTATAAACAAGGTTACCGCTTGAAACTCTTGATGCTACCAATTCATCTAACAATACGTTTACATCGTGCCGTATAGCAACTGCATTACCCTTCTTTTTGTTAAGGTCTTTTTTCATTTTATACTCCGTTCAATTAATATGTAATAAATATTAAATTAATACTTGCGTAAAGTCAAGTTGTATATTATTATTATCACAAGTCGAGAGATTAGGGAGTTACCGCCCACACGCACCGACTATAAATAAACGCAAATGAGGCGGTTCCAAATTCAGCAAAAAAAAGGGTAATCACCATGATCGTATTTGATGACATTGACCAATACATAAAAAAAGTAACTATGATCGCCCTGCAAAGTAAGGTTATAGAGTTAAACAGCTTAATGGATGAGATTGTACAGCATGACTATAAGACTGTTTCAGAAGTTAAAGGTGCGATTAATAGCAGTATAGATATTATTACCGCAATGATTAAAGAAAAGGAATTAGAAAAGGCAGCTGAACAATACGAAGCTGACGCGAAAGCAGATCATTTTACAGGGGGGTTATTTTAAATGGAAAAGTCAGATTCAATTAAATCATTAGCTGTTGCTATGAATAAAGCTCAATCAGAAATGGGGGGAGCTATAAAGGGTGAGGAAAATCCATTTTTCAAAAAGAAATATGCTGACTTAGGTGCAGTAGTTCAGGCAGTAAAAGAGCCGTTTTCAAACAATGGGTTGAGTTATGTTCAATTTCCTATAGAGGAAGGGGGCAGAATCGGCATAGAAACGATTTTAATGCATGAGTCTGGCGAATGGTTAAGTAACAGCTTTACCGTCCAATTAAGTAAGCAGGATGCGCAAGGGGCAGGGTCGGCAATTACATATTGTAGGCGTTACAGTTTGCAAGCTATAGCAGGAATACCAAGCGAGGATGATGATGGTAATGCGGCAAGTAAGCAGGCGCAAAAAGCAAGAGTGCCAACTCCTAACGAATTATCATGGGTTGACGCTATCAAGTCAAACAAAGCAACTCTGGAAGATATTCAGCCAGATAATAGAGACTATATAAAAGGATTGTTACAATGAATGTAATGCTAGATTTAGAAACGATGGGTAATAACTCGAATTCTGCAATGATCGCAATAGGTGCGGTTGCTTTTGATAATGATAATGTGGTTGATGAATTCTATGTTGAAATAAATTTAACAAGTGCCATGCGTCAAGGTGGTTTTATTGATGGTTCTACGGTTATGTGGTGGTTGAAACAATCAAAAGAGGCTAGAGGTGCTTTTGATAATAATGATAATGCTCCTCACTTAATGGATGCGCTTAATCAGTTTCAAGAATGGTGTAAAAAGATAGGGGTTAACGAGGTTTGGGGGAATGGAGCTATGTTTGATAATGCCATTCTTGGTAATGCGTACAAAAATAGTGGGCTAGTTATCCCTTGGAAGTTTTGGAATGACATGTGTTATCGAACAGTTAAAAACATGAATAAACATATCAAGCTTGAGCGTGTTGGTACTCATCACAACGCAGTTGATGACGCAAAAAGCCAAGCATTACATTTAATTAAAATACTAAAGGCGGGTAAGCAATGAATTTACGTGAGCTAACAGCAGACCAAGAAGCGATACTGGCACAAGTTGAAAATGGTGATTTTAGTCTTGATGATGTGAGTGATCATTTAGATATGCTAGAAGAAGATCGCAACAAGAAGATTGAAAGCTATCTACACGTTATTAACCGATTAACTAGCGAAGAGGTCACAGTAACAGCAGAGATTGACCGCCTACAAACCATAAGGCAACAAAAGGAGAAGGCGACATCTAACGTTAAGGCATGGCTATTAATGAGCATGCAAGATGGCGAAAATCATGAGTTTGATTTATTCAAAGTTAGCCGTGTGAAAGGTCGTGAAGTTTTACAGTTAAATGATGGTGATAGAATCCCTGTAAAATACAAGGAGTGTAAACCTGAATCATGGCACGTAGATAAACGAGCAGTATTAAAAGATTTAAAAGCAGGCATTGAAATAGAAGGTGCTGAAATAACAACGGGCAATCCGTCACTTAGAATTAAATAATTATTAACAATAAAGGAAATATAAAAATGAGCAAGATCGGAATTAGTATTAAATTAGATGTTAAGAAATTAGATAAAGCACGCTTTTTCGCAGCACAATCAGGCGCGTTATACGTTGACCTTACTATGTTTTTAGACCCTGATAACGAAGGGCAGTATGGCGACCATGGTTTTTGTACTCAATCAACGAGTAAAGAAGAACGTGATAATCAGGTGCAAATGCCAATATTAGGAAACGGCAAGATTTTTTACGGGCTACAGGAGTTAAAGGCCGCAAATTCTAATCAACAAGTACCACAACAAGTACCAGCACAGCAGCAAGGAGGTTTTAGCTCGCAATCACCACAACAACAGCAACAACCTTACCGAGCGACACAACAGCAACAGGGTGGGTTTCAGCAACAGGCGCCACAGCAACAAGCCAAAGTAAACCCACAGGAACCATCGATTGATTTTGACGATGACATACCGTTTTAAAAAGGCTAACTAATGATTACAAGAGTGGTATACAGACTTAAACATAATTCAAAAGCCAATTTAAAAAGCTACGAGTATTATATTGATACAAATACACATAGCGTTAAAGATGCTGGGATTAAGTTTAAGGCTGACTTATCACTACTTGCTAAGCGGAAGAATACTACTATGGAAGAGTTGCGCAAGTATTATAAAGATAAGCCTAAACTGAAGGTGATTAAGCTTATCGAATAACCTTGAGTAAAGCGGCTAAGTGAAAGCTTGGCTTTATAGCGTAGCGGCAAGCTGTAACGTGTCCGTTTATACGTTTTGTTATGTTACCGCCACGATAGGAGATTGATAATGTGGGTTAAAAATTGGTATGAAAACTATGATAAATGGAGATTACATTCAAGTCACGTTAGGTTATGGGGTGATCATAATTATATTTGGTATCACCGCGAGCTTGATGAATTATTACAAACAACAATGCTGGAGTTTTAACGATGGACGATGACATAAAGGAAGCTATCGAGTTAATAGCTTATATGTGTAAAGATGTTTCAGATGTGACAACAAAGTACCCAGAAGATAAAAACGAAAGCGAATTAAGAGCTATAAAAAAGATAGCTAACAAGATACTTGGTTTAGTAACATAACCGCTTAAATAAGCGCGTTGAGGTACGAAATCCGCTTGATTTATTTTGTTAGAAGGCTACTAGAGGATACAAAGAATGAACCACGAAACGGAAAACTCATACATTTACCAACCACTACCTGCTGGCGAAAATGACGGTAAGATATTTAGAGTTGTATTCAAAGATAAAACGAGAACGCCACTACTAACGAAGCAAGATGCAGAGTATGTGTTAATGCAACAAAATAAACGTAGAGTTACCGCGGCGGTTAAAAAAGCGCTAGCCTTATAACACTATAACTAAGGAGATTAAAACCTTCTTTCACACATCCGACCAGTATCGTCAAGGTGCTGGTTTAGCTAAATTTAAAATAATTATCAGGAGTTTTACGCTGAAAGGCGGCAAAAATGAAAATAAACATTATATTGCTTATATTGTTAACAGGTTGTCAGTCAATACCTTCTAATTTAGTTGGTAACTGGTCAGGTAAAGTTGGGCCATTTAAAGCGAGTTTTGAATTGGGAGAGGATGGCAAAGGGGTATTCTGCTATTCAGGAAGAAAAGAAAATAAGATCGAGTGGATAAAATACAGCGATGGTATAATCTACACTGAACGAGATACTAAAATTGTAGTGGTGATTCTAAGGCCTAACGAGCTGATTGTTGATGTTAATAATTTCGGTAATGAGCGATACACGTTTTATAAAGATGATCACTTGAGAAAAGCGAGTTGGTTTTGCTGGAAGAAGTTGCACGTTAAGTGATGTGGGTAAAAATGGCTAATTGTGGGGTGATAACTTAACGGTATCGCCATTTTTTGTGCTTGTGATATAATGGCGAAAACCCTTCATCACAAAGTAGGCGAATGAGCAAAGTAAAAAACAACTCGCCATACCATGAAGTCTGGTGTTCAAGCTGTCGAAAGAAAAAGAAACCGCGCATAACAGGTGCGGCTTTTTTAATTCCAGCAAGGGAAAGGCCGTATGATTTAATATTAGGCAGTTCTGAAATAGATAAAAGGGTTGTTGGTGTTTGCCTTAAATGCTTGGCAGATAAAAACGAATTCCAGCGATACAATAAGCGCCCTGTAGACCCTAATCATAAGGACTTGATTTACAGTGGCGAACAATAACCGTACAATTAATAACGATGTTACCGATGTGAATCAGCGGCCTCTATAAATTAACACAAAGGTAATAAATAATGAGTATATTTAATGTAGGCAAATATCTTGCTGAACGTAAAAAGTTTAACTTCAGAACGTATGAAATCGAAGGTGTTGAATTTGATTTAATACCATTGACGGACGATTTAATTCAGGCGCTTAAGCTTAACCCTACACATAGTGGTTCAATGAATGCAGCTGCTAACTTTGGTATATCAGCCGGCAGAAATCGTGCGCATGACGACGCTGAAATGGCAGAAGATCTTGATGCTATCTGGGATTTAGAGCAGCTTGATATTGATTGCGAACCTAGCCTGCAACATAAAGTTGGCGAAAAGGTTTGTGCAATTAGTGGTCTAACTGAATACATGGAAGATCTGAAGTTAGAAGAAGAAATCAAAGCAGAAGAAGCGCAAAACGTTATCGATGGTGATAAACCTATTGATTCAGAAATTACACTTGGTCAACTAGAAGAAGATGCCCTCAATAACGTAGCAGCATAACGGAGTAAAAGAAAATGACTATACCAGTAAAAACCTTTATAGCAAAAGTTAAAGATAGATTAGATTGGCCTTATCCTAATGCTCTTGTTGCAATTCACAATGCTTCTGTATCGTCGCAGAACACCTATACTTCTAATGACTGTAAAGGTGATTATGAGACAGAAAGTATTGTCGATACCATTGCGTACCATGCGAATTTTTGGGGTACAAAGGAAATGCAACAGTCAGGGGTACAGTCACGGCCTCTAATTAATATGGATGATAATTCTGACTTGTTCATTGTTGATTTAGAGCATGCACAATCTATACAAGTGTTAAACGGAACGCTAAGCCCGATGGAAAAAGATTTTTTATTAATGGAGTTAGATGTTAAAAGGCGTTTTGCATAATGAAGTTGTCGGCGGACTTCTCAAGGGCAGAATTTAAGTGTAATTGCGGTATTTGCGACTATGACACTGTTGATTCTGAATTGATTGACGTGCTTCAGTTGTTGCGTAGTTACATTGGTTCGCCTATAGATATAACCTCTGGCAATCGATGCGCTGAATATAACCAAAGTATAGGCGGTGCTAAATCTTCTTATCATATAAGAGGCCGCGCAGCAGATATACAGGTTGAGGGTGCAAGCCCTGCCGTTATTCAGAACTACTTGAAAACTGCTTATCCTGATAAATTTGGGATAGGTAGTTATTCTTCGTTTACTCATATAGATACCAGAACCAAAAAGGCGCGGTGGAATGGATAGCGATATTGATGATTTAAAAAAGATGGCGGCACCTAATTCTGAACGAATAGCGCTAGCTACTGAAGAGTTAGTAAAAGAGCAGATTATAACTAATAATTTATTATGTGCACTTTGTGACTTAAAGGAGTCACAGAACTATCACGACGATGTATTCCTTAAGGCGTGGGTTGTAAAGACAACGCATAACACATACTTTAATACTGTCGGGTTAACCGTGTCCTTTTCTGCCATATACATAGCAATAACAAGCTTGGGCGTTAACAACTCATTCTTTAGCGGTGTATCTATTTTATGGAATGCATTTAAGGGGTTGTTCTAATATGGATATTTTAGTTCACGGGTTCAATGTTAAAGATCCAAATGATACGATAGGCAAGCTTCAGCCGTATTTAGATAAACCATTTGTATTTAATTACGGATGGTTTAGCTTGATAAGCGTTTTGCTTTACAACAAACGCGAGGCTAAAAGACTGAAAATAGTAACCAGTACTTATGATGGTAGTACTGTTTACGCACATAGTAACGGCGCGGCTATTGCGGTTGAATCAGCTAGGCAAGGCGCAAAGATTAAATTATTGATTTGCATTAATCCCGCGCTGAAATGCAAAACCGTTTTCCCTGAATCGATTGAGCGTGTAATAGTTATTCATACTAAGCACGATAGACCGACCAAGGCTGCAAGGTTTTTTGATAAAGTGCCATTTATTCAATTGCTAGTCCCTAATAGTTGGGGCGCAATGGGCGCTAAAGGCGCTAAATTAACCGATGAAAGAGTATTTAATTGGGATTTATCAGGTAGGCTAGACGGACATAGTGATTTCTTTAAGGAAGATTGCATCGAAGGTTTAATGATAGATTTGAAAAAAATAATTAATCAGTAAACTTACTCTAAAGGGTGATTATGAACGCAAGCGATAGCGTATTTAAATCGGGTAATTATGAAATATTCCCAGATGCTATGCTGTTTAATATATATTATATACAAGGCATGGAAGCGGAATTTATGGTCGGTGGGTTTTTCTCACTCGCTGAAGCAATAGATTATTTACTTCACCCATAAATTTAAAAAATCGATAAATATAGTAATATATTATTTAAAATAAGTTGGGCGAGGCTCAACACATTAATCTCTACGGGGGATAAATGAAACTAACACCGAAACAGGATGCTTTCGTTAAGGGGTATTTACTTAACGGAGGAAACGCAACACAGGCCGCTATAGATGCGGGGTACAGTAAAAAGACAGCAAAAGTTACAGGTAGCGAAAACCTGACTAAACCTGACATTGCCGCTTCTATAAAGGAACATCAAAGAAAGAATGATTCAAACTTCATCTATAGTAAGGATGAGAAGCTTAAATTGCTACAGAAAGCTATGAAGCGATGCAGTATAGACGATGAGGAAAAAGGCATGCTAAATGCTCCCTCATTGATAGCAGCGATCAAAGAACATAATTTAATGCAAGGTGATAACGCACCTATTGAACAATCAGCACCTAATGAAGATATAACAAAAATAACAATCGAGGTGGTTGGTGCAAGTCAAGATTAAAGCAACTAAACCACAAGCGCAATTCTTGGCAATGGATTGCAAATTTCCTGCATTCGTTGCGGGATTCGGTACGGGTAAAAGCGAGGTGATGTGCAATTCCGCCTTGCTTGATTCTATTGAGGGTGGGAGCGATTCATTAATTGCCATGTATGAACCTACTTATGATTTGGTAAGGTTGATCCTAGCGCCACGCATGGAAGAAAAGCTTATCGATTGGGGTATACGTTATAAATACAATAAATCAGAAAATATTATATATACGGCTAATAGTCAGATGGGTGATTTTGTATTACGTACACTTGATAATCCAGCTCGCATAGTTGGTTATGAGTCGTTCAGGGCAAAGATTGATGAACTAGATACGCTAAAAAAGGAGCACGCCCTTGAAGCATGGACAAAAATTATCGCCCGTAATCGCCAAAACCCGAAGACGTATATTAAAACTTCAGGCAAGCCATGTAATACGGTATCAGCATTTACAACGCCGGAGGGATTCAGATTTGTCTATGACCGGTGGAAGCGTAATCCGAAAGAAGGCTATGAGATGGTACAAGCCTCTACTCTTAGCAATCCTTTTTTGCCTGATGACTATGTCGATTCTTTGCGAGCGAGTTATCCTGAACAGTTAATCGAAGCTTACATCAAAGGTCAGTTTGTTAACTTGCAAGGCGGTACTGTTTATCGTGTGTTCGATAGAAGATTAAATCATATAGACGCGACAGAAGAAGATCACGAAAGCTTACATATTGGAATGGATTTTAACGTTGGTAAAATGTCGGCTATAGTTCATGTTGAACGTAATGGTGATCCAATAGCAGTTAATGAGGTATTTGGCTTACTTGATACCGATGAAATGATAGCGGAAATTGATAGGCTTTACCCTGGTAGAACAATCTATGTTTATCCTGATAGTTCAGGTAAAAACCGAAAATCAGTTAACGCTAGCGAAACGGATATTAGCAAACTAGATGATGCTGGGTACTTAACGCGCTATGATTCGGTTAATCCGTTTGTTCGTGATAGAATTAATGCCATGAATGCGATGTTGTGCAACGGTAAAGGTATTAGGCGCTATAAAGTTAATACTAACTTATGCCCTCGATATACTGACGATTTAGAGCAACAGGTTTATAATAAACAAGGTGAGCCGGATAAAGCACACGATAACGATCACATGCCGGATGCTGGCGGTTATTATATAGCCTACACATTCCCAATAATTAAACCGATAACAAGCGTGGATTTCAAATGGCAGAACTAAATATTGAAAACAACAGTGAATATGATGCTTATTCTAAACGATGGGCTACAATTCGCGCTATTAATGACGGTGAGCCAAAACTGAAGCAGTTAGATTTAGCTAATGTTAACTCATTAAATTCAGCTAGCATTGGTGCTCTAACCTCATCATCTGCTGATGTTAGGGTGTCGTTTTTGCGACCTATAAACCCTACCAATAGATCTAATTATAACATTCAGCGAAATATCAACATGATTAACGGGGCGCGATTATATAACGCCACTGTTAAAACTAGATCGGGTTTGATGGGTATGCTTTATCGCAAACCGCCTGTTGAATCAGACTTACCAGGCAGTATAGATTATATATTCGATAACGTTAACGGTTCAGGCTTGTCAATGATTCAGCAATCACGATCAGTTAGTAGTGATATTGTATCAATTGGCCGTGATGGTTTGCTAGTCGATATGCCTCGAAATGATGAAGGCGCACAGATAACTCAGGCGGATGTAACTAATGGTTTCCGTGCATCAATACAGGAATACAAAGCAGAGTCCATTGTTGATTGGCATGAGTCAATTATTAACAATGTTAAAGTTTTAGATTTACTTATACTTTGTGAAGTCGTAGAGGTCCGGGTTGAGGGAAGTATAAACGGTAGACAAGGGCAGAATAGATACAAAGTTTACCGGTTGAATAACGAAGGTGTAACGGTTCAAATATTCACACAAAAAACAGGTAAAGATAATAAAGGCTTAGAAGAATCTGGTGCAGTTGCTGTATTAGGCCCTAACTCTTTAAAGTTAACAGAAATACCTTTTACATTTATAGGCTCAAAGAATAATCAGCCTAGCGTTGATGACTTGCCATTAGAGCCGATAGCGCTAATCAATATCGGGCATTATCAAGAATCAGCAAACCTTGCATCAAGTAGCTTTCAGTTATCAGCGTGCCAACCGTGGGTGGCTGATAAGAATTATTCTAAAATAGCACAAGATAAAGCTAAAAACGGTGGCTCAGTTGAATTAGGTGAAGACTCGCTTATTGTTCTTGATACTGGCGGAACGTTTAACTTTGCATCGCCACCACCTAATCCATTATCAAAATCTATCCAGGATGGTTATAAAGATCAGATGGTAGAATTAGGCGCTCAAATTATAACGCCAAACGGCATGGCAGAAACTGCTGAAGCTGCAAAATTAAAGCACGCCTCGAATGTTTCTGATTTAGGCGTAATATCTGACAATGTAAGCGATGGATATACTAATTCAATTAGATTCGTTTGTTTCTTTATGGGCGTTGAATACAAAGAAGAGTACAACTTTAGATTAAATAGTGAATTCTTTGATATGTCATTAAGTGCTGAGGATGCTGTTAAGTGGGTTAGTGTGTGGCAAGGTGCGGCAATCAATAAAGATGTGCTAGATACTATATTAGTCAAAGGCAAGGCTATTGCTGCAGATGTTGATTTAGATGCTATGAATCAGGCAATACAGGACGAGCAAGGAAGTTCAGTTGATTTTGATGGGAATGAAGAGTAATGGCTGATACTTCACCTACATTAATTAACATCGATGTTCGCAATCAGGTTTTACTTGAAAGACTAAAAGAGGGTGAGCATAAAAAGTTTACCCCATTCTTAAAGCGTATTGAGAAAGATGTCAGAAAACGCTTATCTGATGAAGGTAAAACAATTACCAGTAAGAAAAAGTTAAACACCTTACTTGCTGACGTTACCAGTTTGCAAAAAGCTGTTTACGACGATTACAATAAACAATTAGCACTTGATTTGGGCGAAATAGGCTTTCAACAATCAACGTTTGAAGCTAAGAGTTATGAAAAGGTTGTTGCTGGTTACCAGTCAGCCATACCAAGCGCAGAACAGGCTTTAGTTGCTATTCGTGTAAACCCTATGCAGATGCAAGACTTCTCTGGAAAACAGTTGTTAGAGCCTTTTATTAAAGACTGGTCTGTCAAAGAGACGCAACGAGTTAACAATGCAATTACGCAGGGTTTCTTTCAGGGACAAACTAATGCAGAAATAACTCGTAGGATTCGTGGCACCAAAGCAAATAATTTTAACGATGGTGAATTAGCAAAGGTTAATCGCAGCAATAGAACCATTGTGAGAACTGCTGTTCAACACTCATCAACACAAGCAAGGCAATTAACCATGAGGCAAAATAGCGACTTGGTTAAGCAGTATCAATGGGTATCAACGCTTGATTCAAAAACAAGTGATCAATGTACCGCTTTAGATGGTCGACGCTTTAATATAGGTGAAGGACCACTTCCACCTATACACCCTAATTGCCGGTCAACAACTACACCGGTATTATCTGAGGAGTTTGATTTTCTCGATAAAGGCGCAACAAGAGCATCGAAGGGTGATAAAGGCGGGGCACAAGTTAGCACTAATGAAACGTATTTCTCATGGCTAAAAAAACAACCTGTTGCATTCCAAGCTGATGCTATTGGACCAACTAGAGCTAAACTGTTGCGTAATGGTGGTTTAACTTCTGATGAATTCGCTAGATTATCTTTAAATAGAAATTTTGAGGCTATGACTTTAAAGGAAATGCAAAAGAAAGCGCCTAACGTGTTTGAAACTGCGAATGTTAAAATATAGCTAAATTTGACCATTACCACAGATAAGATTACAATAACTTAAACAACCAACGGACCAATATTATGGATTTTGCAAAGTACGGCTTAGAAGGTGATCAACTCGCACAAGCACAGTCAGATTATACTGCTGATGTTTTAGGCTTAAAGTCTAAAAACTCTGATTTAATTCAGCGTGAAAAGGATGTGAAGGGCGAGCTAGAGTCATCAAAAATAGCTGCTGAACAAGCCAAGCATGATCAAGCTAAATCACTTGCTGAAAAAGACGGTAGTATTGCTGATTATAAAATTGCGCTTGATAACGAAAAAGAACAAATGACATTATTGAAACATGGTTTTCAAGAGTCAGAGAATAAGCGTTTGCTTGAGTCTTCGGTTAATGACTTCTCAAGTGTTTTAGCTGATGATCCTGCGGGGCGCATGTATATGCAATCTCAGTTTAACAGCATGGTAGAAGTAAAAGATGGCGTGGTAGTTTCTAAAGATACAACTAAAACCATCGAAGATTTAAAGCAATCGTTAGTCTCGGACAAAGCGAACGCTAATTATATTAAAGCTAATGTAGGCTCAGGGGCTGGCTCGGCCGGTTCTGTAAGTGATGGTAGCTCGGTTACTAACGCAAACTTAAACGACGTTGATAAGGCGCGTGCTTTACGTGCTGAAAGACGCAATCAAAAATTTAACAAAACTAACTAGAGGTTACACATCATGGCTTTATCAGATATGAAGGTATACGATGACGAGATCTACACAAGTACGATTGAGTTATTAGGACAAAAATTAGAAGCTTTTAACGCTGCTTCAGGTGGCGCTATTGTTTTAGATGCTAGAGCTTGGCGCGGCAACTATACAAAAGAGGCATTTTTTCAACAATTAGCAGGCGCTCAGCGTCGAGTTGACCGAAGTATTGCCAATGCATCACAAGCAGCAACAACATTAGCTCAACTTGAAGTTGTTGGTGTTAAAGTTGCCGGTGGTTTTGGTCCTGTATTGTTTGAGCCTGCACAATTAACGTGGTTACAAGAATCACCAGATGAAGCTATCGAAGCTATATCAGAGGGTTTTGCTGATGCATTACTTGCTGATCAGCTTAATACTTCTGTAGGTGCTGCTGTTGCCGCTGTTGGTAATATTGCTGCATTGGTTAACGATGTATCTGCATCTGCTGGTATTTCACAAACTGCAATCAACGGTTCACATGCTAAGTTTGGTGATATGTCTTCAATGCTACGTGCAGACGTTATGAGTGGTGCTACATTCCATGCCATGATTGATAACTCACTTGCTAACGCTGAGCGTTTATTTGAGTCAACAAGCGTAACTGTTATCAGTATTTTAGGTAAAATATTAGTTGTTTCTGATATTCCTGCCTTATTCCTTGCCGGTACGCCGAACAAGGCTTACGTTTTAACAATCGTTACTAATGGCATTATCGTTGATAATTCAAGCGATATTGTTACTAACATGGAAACTTCAAACGGTAACAAGCGCATTGAAACTACATGGCAAGCTGATTACACGTTCGGTATTACGCTTAAAGGTTATGCATGGGATGTTACAAACGGTGGTAATTCACCTGCTGATGCCGCATTGTTTACTGGCACTAACTGGGATCAAGCGGTTGCTGAAATTAAGCATACACTTGGTACATTGGCAATTGTTGACGCTGACTTATAAGGAGTTAGAGCATGGATATTAAATATATTGACCATCCATGTTCTACTGCTGTAAAGCGCGAATGGAATAAAAAAGGCTTTAGAGTCGTTGATTCTAAATTCGCACCAGTAGAGCAGAAAGCACCAAAGGCTATTTCTAAAATTAAACAGGAAAAACCTAAAGGTGAATAACTTTTAAATTGTGTTAAACTAAGGGACTATTACAGTCCCTTTTTATTGGAAATTTTATGGCACTTATCGTGGAAACTGGAACAGGAGCAAGCGATTCAGATTCTTATATCTCGCTTGCTGACGCTAGAGCTTATGGTGTCAAATACGGGTACACATTACCAGTTGATGACACTCAAGCGGATATATTTTTGCGTAAAGGCGCGTTATATGTCGATTTATTTGAGGGTTCATTCAGTGGCGAAAGATTAGTCGATACTCAGGCGCTTGCATGGCCTCGCGTCAATGCTTTTAAATGCGCAGGACGTGATCAAGTAGTTTTACCATCCGATTCAGTGCCTATTGAAATTCAAAACGCACAAGTTATCGCTGCACATTATTACGCTGCCGGTGTAAATGTTCGTGCTAATGATGATGGACTTGCTATTGCATCAGAGGAAGTTGTTGGCGCTGTTAAGGTTGCATACTTTGATAATGGTAAAACTGGCGCCACAATAGAAATAACAGAGGCTGACGATATGTTAGCTAATTTATTATGTTTTGGTAACGGCTTAACACTAAACACAGTGAGAGTATAAAAATGGCTCAAGATAAGAATGATTTACTTTCGCTTGTTGCAACTAACTTACCTGACAATACTAACGGGGAGATAACGCCAGCTTTAACGCGTGAACCATTAGAGCAGATGATTTCATCTGCTGCTAATCTTGAAGAGCCGACGGTACAAGAATTTAAGGGGCCAATTACTTTTTTGAGTGATGTTCTAGGGACTGGACCAGCAAATAGAATCACTATAAATAAATACGAAGATTTCCCGATTCCATTATTACCTAACATTCAATATTACATCGGTGGGGATGTTATATTTCCTGACATACTACCCGCAACATTTAATGACTTGCCTACTAATATTGAATTTGCAGGAACCGTTGTGGCAAGTAAGATGACCTATAACGGCACCGGAACATTTTTAAAGGGTATCGATTTGCTATTTTTTGCAGTTAAAAATGTATTGATAGATGCACCAAATGCTAAAATTTACGATATAACAGACATATCATCATTATCTATAGTTAACTTATTAACTGCTAATGTTGTTGATTGTGCTCAGTTTGGTACTTTTGATTGTTTTGGTGTCGTAACGGGTATCACGAATATTGAAAACGCTGGTCAAGGCATAGAACTACCAGGGACAAAGGTTAAGGTTTTAAGTATAGGGACTACAACTATAAACTCAACTAGCGCCTCATTTGTTGCCGTTGATCTTGGTGATAACGTTTTTCCTACACTTGAAGTTTCAAATCTCAGGTCTAACGCACCCGCTGGAGCTAAAGGATTTAAAGGATTGGCAGCTAGCGGAAATATAACAGCAAATCAAAAGGCTAAAATAAGCTCTTGTGAATTTACAGGTGGCATAGTTGCACTAGATACCATTGACGAGAATGACTTTAGATATAAATTCGATACTGTAACAGGTGTTAGAGACTCAAACCCTGATGCATTAATTACATTAACGGGTAACGCAACTGCAACGGTTATATCTGCATCAAGTGTTGATGGTTCAAATGCTGTGCTTGTCGCTGGTGCATGGGTAACTAAAGACGAATCACAATATTCAACGACTGCAGCAGGAAGAATAACAGCGATATTTGAAAGCCCTGTGCCGTCACCGATAAGTGTTACCGCATCAGTTGAGCCAGTATCAGGAACTAATGTAACAATAGCATTTTACGTTTGCGTTAATGGCGTTATACAGTTTGAAAGCGGCATGATTGTTCGCGCCGATTCAAATAACCCTGTTACTATTCCAGTGATATGGCAGGAGGAAATGAGCAGCACATTAAATGCATACGTTGAGGTTTTTGTTGAAAACAGAACTAACACGACAAATATACTTGTTTCAAATGCTGTATTAAGGGTGAGATAATGAGTTTTGCCGAAAAGATGAAAGCCGTTGCTGATAAACTTTTAACTAAGTTTGACGAGCGCACAGGTGACGATAGATTAGCCATATTAAAACAGGGTGCTGTTGTATGGGATCCTGTTTTAGCCGAGGATGTTATTGGGCCAGATGTTAAGTATTTTTTAACAGGTGTTCAGATTAACGATTTAGCCGGGTTAATTGATGGTACAACAATTTTACAGGGTGATATGATGTTAACCGCATCAACTGTAATTGTTGATGAGTCTGAAAACGTTATCGATTACACACCTAGAAACGCTGACAAAATGTTAATTGATGGAGAAGATTGGTCAATAGTCAACACGCCTCATTCTAATTATACAGGCAATTCGCTAACGGTTGTTTATAAAATACAGGTGAGAAAATAAATGAGCTTCACGCTTGATGTTAAAAAGTTTGCTGATAGCTTTATTGATGGCGCTGAAGAAGCCACGCGCGGAACTACGATCAAACTATTTAGCGCAATCATTAACTCAAGTCCTGTTGATGAAGGCCGGTTTCGTGCTAACTGGTTTGCTACTGGCAAACAGCCATCTGAAAAGGTTACATTTAGCACAGACAAAAACGGCTCAAGTACAATATCTAAACTAACGAGCAAAGTTGAAGGAATAGCAGATTGGTCAACGTTTACATTAACGAATAATTTACCATATTCAGAGGTCATAGAATTCGGGGGTTATAATGACGGACCTAATACCGTCAACGGATTTTCAAAACAAGCGCCTGCTGGTGTCGTTCGTGTCAATATAATGCGGTTTAATAGTTTACTTGAAGCTGAAGCAAGGAAAAATCTACCAAAATGAATATATTTGAAAATATTACAAAGGCTTTTGATAAGCCGTTTAAACAGTTTGGTATCGATAATAGTATCGAGGCATGTTTAGAGAATATTAACTGCCCTACAGACGTTAAAACTCCTTACCTATCAAGTTTTATGTTAACAGCGCCAACTGAAGAGGCTGATTTATCAGTTAACGAATTTAGGCAAGGGTTTTATCAAGTTGATATAAATTACGCTTCACATTTAGGTAGTGCATCAATTAATAAAATGGCTGATTTACTTAACTCTACATTCAAAACAGGTGCTTGTTTTGACTTTGAAGATATCTGTTTATGCGTAACATCGGTTGATTTATCAGCACTAATTGTAGAAGGTGGTTGGGCTAAAAGGGTAATGAGTGTAAACTGGGACACGTATACACCAAGAATTTAACAAACTTACTACGCCTGTAAAGGTGAAATTTTAAATAGGAATAAATATTATGAGTGGAAATCCATTTACAGGCTCAAATACGTCACACTACTATGTGATAGAAGCAACTCCAGGCGTAACACCTGCAACGCCATTGTGGACAAAAATCCGTAATACTGGAGGAGTCCCTACAATTATTAAAGATGCATTGATTTCAGATGAGCTTGACGACTCACGAGAAATTACCGGTGTTCGTGTTGGTAACGAGCAAGCACAAGGCGAGTTTTCTGTTGAATTGTCTCAGACTTCACAGGATGATTTAATTGCTAACGCTATGAGTTCAACATGGGTCGCAGGCTTAGCGTTAACGACTGTTGAAGTCACTGTTGACGAAGCTGCAAAAACATATACACGTACTGCAGGCGATTACCTTGCTGATGGTGTTGTCGCTGGCGATTTAATTCGATATAACGACTTAACAGGTAACAATGCATTGCCATTTATTGCAACAACCGTTACAGCGCTAGTGGTTACAGGCGCAGCAATCACTCACACGCTAACACCAGAAGTTGTAACGACTGATATTGACACAGGTGATTCAATCGGTACTGGCTCACTGTGTTCAACCATGTCAGTACTGACATGGTTTCGTGGTAAATGTGGCACTGTTGATAAATACATTGTTACTAAAGGCGTAGAATTCACAGGCTTTAGTTTTGAAGTTGCCGTAAATGCTCAAGTAACCGGTTCATTCCCGTTACTGGGTCGCTCGCAAGACTTTACCGGCTTACCTGCTGGATCAACTTTTGCTACTGATTTAACAACACGATCATTTGCTGGTGTCGATGGTAAGGTTTTAGTTGATAATGCTGTTGAGGCGTTTATTACATCTTCAACATTAACCAACGATAACGAAGCAAGCGCACAGTTTGAACTTGGTGATAAAGCAGTTTCATTTATTGAACGTGGACGAGCCACTAACACAGTATCAATGTCTGGCTTTATGGCTAACACAGACTTAATACAGCGCTTTGCTGATGAAGTCGAGACAAGTATTATCATCATATTAAATGGTAAAGATGGCGCTATGTCGTTTAGCTATCCTAAAACGTTTTTAACTGCTGCTGCTCCTGAAATCGGTGGTCCAACAAGTATCACGCAAAGCCTAGAAGGTACTGCTATCGGGTCTAAATTGCAAAGTTCAGTAATTATTCAACGATTACCTGCTTTATAACAGTTTGGCACTCGAGAGAGTAAAGGAGCGTGATCCCGTCCGTGGTCACGCTCTGCCTATCTTATTAACGGACGAATTTTAACGGACATTAAAATGACTAAATCAACTAAAACAAAAACAAAACCTAAAATCCTAACAGGTTTAACGCTTGAAGATTTTATGACAGATACTAATCTTTCAACGCCATCTAAAATGACTTTGTTTTCCAATAAGGTTAAAACTGATCATTACCTTTCGATTGTCGGCGCTCAATCATTACAAGTTACAAGAGCTAGATTAACGTGGGGCCATAAAACTCAAGCATTAACTGAGTTATTAAAATCAATAACTGATGATATAGACAGAGCCGTACGAAGAACAACAGAAGAAAGTGCTATTAGCAATGCTTTTGCGCTTGAGTTAATAACAGGCTGGTCTTTTGGTGATTACAAGATAACAAAAGTATCTAAACTTTTGTCTGATAATATCGGACTTGCTGACGCTGTTATATCGTTTGCTTTTGCTAAAGAGACTACCCTAGCAAAAAAATAAACCAATTGCTTATATATGCCGAGGCTGACTTTTCAGGAGTCACGCCTCATAAGCATGGAGGCTCAGAAGGCGCTCATATTAAAGCACTTCGGGCGATGGGGGCAGATGTACCAGCACAAGAAGCGGAAATGCCTGAGCAATTAAGGTATTTATTCGACCTATTCAAATCAATAAAATTTAGCAGAATACCTAATGAAGATGGTTTTTCTTTAGTTTCTCGCGGCTCAATTAGCTATAATGAGGTTGATTATTACTCAAAAATGACTGGTTTAACTCTCGAAATGTGGGAGGTTGACGGGTTATTATCGTTAGATTGTATATTTGAAAGGGCGATTAACTAATGGCAGAAGCACGATTAACGGCAGTCGTCGATACTAGAGGCGCAGTAAAAGCCGAAAAGGAATTAAACAAAATAGCTAAGACTGCAAAAGTCGTAGATATTAACGTTAAAAAAACAGGGAAGTCGTTTAAAACATTTGGCTCTAATGCAGCAAAAGCCGTTGCCGCTATAGATGGACCTTTAGGCGGTATATCCTCACGTATTACAGCAATCACTAGTCTCGCTAGTGGTGGTTCTATCGCTTTTGCCGGTCTAGCCGCTGCAATTACTGTTACAGCATTCGCTTTAATAGGTGGCGTAAAAGAGTTAGACAAATTAAACCTTGGACTAGCTAAATCAGAAGCTTTAATAAAAGCAACCGGAAGTGCTGCTGGCTTCTCTGCTGTTCAACTACAAGAACAAGCACAAGCATTAGCCTTAGTTACTTTAGCAAGCACAGAGGGCGTACAGAAAGCTCAAGCCATACTTCAAACATATAACCGAGTAAATGGCGAGGTATTTACGCGTGCTATAACATTAGGGCAGGATTTAGCCGCTGTACTAGGTGGTGATGTTGCTTCTCAAACAACTTTAATAGGTAAGGCTTTACAAGATCCGATAAAAGGAATCTCTTCATTAAATCGTGTTGGCGTTACATTTACAGCCACTCAAAAAGAACAAATTGAATTATTTATAAAGGGTGGTGATGTAGCAGAGGCGCAAGGCGTTATATTAGCAAACTTGGCTAGTCAGGTTGCCGGCGCTGGTGGAGCTGTTGCTAAGGATTCATTGGCTGGGGCTTTTGATACTACCTCACAATTATACTCTGAATTCATAGCCAACCTAGCAGATTCAACAGGCGCTTACACTTCAACAATCACTCTAGTTAACAAACTTAACGACGCGCTAAAGGTTAACTCTCAATTATCAGATGAAAACAGCCGTAGAAATTTCGATACTTTATTTAAAAGAAGACAAGAGCTTCAATCACAAATTGATAGGTTAGAGGGCGGTTCCGGTAATGCTCAAAGGGCTTTACCGAGTAAGCGTAATGAATTAATTGAAGTTGAAAAAGAGCTAGCAAGAATACAGGACGTTCAAAAAGAAAAAGGTATCGAGGCAACAAAGGCAGCAATAAAAGGAGATGAAACTCAGGCCGCAAACAGAAAAGAAGATATAAAAGCGCAGGAAAAAGAATTGGCTGCTAAGGCTGAAAAACAAAAAACCGCTGACGACGCAAAATTAGCAAGAAGTAAGGCATCGGCACAGCGAGAACTAGAAACGTTATTATCTTTGAATAACTCAGAACTTGAAGCAATCAACACTAAAGAACAAAAACGCCTTAGTAATGTTAAATTAAGTCGTGATCAAGAGTTAGTCACTGAGCAAGAATTTCAAGCCGCAAAAACTCAAATAGAATTAAACGCGTCAGAGTCAAGACAGGCATTGCTTGATGAAGAAGCTGAAAAAAACAAAGTTAGACGTGATGAAGAATTAATAGGCGTAACAGAGAATATAAAATCTGTAACTGATAGCCTTGTTGATGCAGCTGTTTCAGGTGGTAATCTTGGTGATGCTGTTATTGGTGCTGTTCGTGGTATAGCTACACAGATTATAAAGTCTGGTATCGACATACTTGTTCAGGAACAAATTGTTAACAAAGTTGCTTCTGCTGCGTTTCTTACGTCAAAAGCTGCAGAGGTTGCATCAACTACCGCACAGGCTGGTTTAAACGCTTTCGCGGCTACTGCCGCCATTCCTGTTGTGGGGCCTGGTCTTGCTCCTGCTGCCGCTGTTCTTGCTACGTCTACCGCTGCAGCTTTGGGTGGACCTGTAATTGCTGCCGCTGCAGCACGTGAGCAAGGGGGTCAATTATCAGCCGGACAATCATCAACTGTTGCTGAGCGTGGACAATTAGAAATACTAACACCAACCTCATCAAGCAGAATTAGAACTGCACAGCAAATGAAACAGTTAATGGGTGACGACTCAGGCTCTAATTCAACTATTAACATAGTCAATATAGACCAAAGCTCAAACGGTGTTAGTATTGAAAGTAGCGTTGATGAAGACGGGCGTATTATTCAAATGATACGAGATACAACCGCGCTAGATGCTACAAATCCTAATAGCGAATTAAGAAAATCTTTTGCAGCTACAACAACTTTAGAGGCTAGGCGCTAAAGTTTACCGTGCATAGAGTGAAAGTCGTGCTTTATATTGGCTGACATTCTAGCCTATGTGCTCGCTGCATCTTCCCGTTAAATAATATCTGTACGTAACCATGATTAACACCACCAGCAGCACTTCCTTTTAGCATAGGCCCGCTTTGTGATAAGTAGGTAAAAATACCCGTATCTTCATTGTAGTTAAATTTAGACTTTAGTTTTTCTTGAATATTCATGTAAACCTCACAATTATAGGTTGTCAATCTTGAAGTGTTGCGTCAATAGGTGATTGAAGTCTAATTTCAGCCGCTAAGCCTAGACGCTTTTATAGGTTACATTATATTGCTATACTGTCAATATAATTAACGATTCAGGGGTAAATAATGGGCGATAAATTCTTCCCAAGATCAATTAAACCACTAACTTCTAAAACTTACTCTATGAGTCGAGGCTCTAATGTATTCCAAACGCCAACACAAGGCGGTATCGCTAGGCAGGCATTAAAATTTACGCTTGAGCCTGTGCCGTTCAGTCTTAACTTTATATTAAGTGATAACGCATACGCTGCACTGTTAAACTTTTACGATGTCGCTATCAATCACGGTGCTAACTCATTTAAAATGAACTTAGACAGCGGTACAGGAATACTCGAGCATCAATGCTTTATTAAGCCTGGAACATTTAAAGCCAATCGCCCAAGTCATAATAATTGGTTTGTTAATTTTACCGCTACGGCAGAGGTCACACCTTCACAAAATGAAGTGTGTGACAATCTTTATCAGTTGTTTGATTGCTATGGTGATCAATCTAATGATGTATTAAATGCTTTCGAGGATTTTGTTACAGGGAGTTATTTTGCATGACCGAGTTTGAACAATATGAACGACTTTTAAATAGCCAGCCTGAAAACGAAACGTTCTTTGAAACTATTTTTATTAGTCACAGTAAGATGACAGCAACACGTTATTTTGTATTTAACAGCGTACCGTTAACCGCTAAATTAAATACTGGTGAAACGGTTACTTTTTTACCTGCTAACATTTCAGCAACTAACGCTCAAAACTCTAATGATTTAGATCAACAAGCCAGCTTTACAATTGGCGATGAAAATAATGAGCTTGATGATGAGTTAGATCGAATTCCATTAGGTGATACTGAAGATATAATTGTTAGTTATGGTGTTTATGTTTCAACCGGTTTGGATGCTCCTGCTGAATTCATAGAATATACTGTTAAATCTATCCCTCAAAAACTAGGTGCTTTTACTATGCAGTGTGGAGCACCAAACCTTAACCAAAATGAAACGGGTGAAGTGTTTAGCTTTTCTAGGTTTCCAATGTTAAGGAGCGCTGTATAGTGGATTTTTTAATTGGCACCCCTTATAATTTTAGAGAATTTAATTGTTGGGATTATGTCGCAAAAGTGCGTAAAGATAATAATATTAAAACAAAGTTATTTAAGCCGCGTAACGTGACAAACGCTTACAATATGTTTAACGCTCAAATGCAGAAACTTGATCACGGTTTAACTTTAGTCACTGCTAAACAGGATTTTGATATTGTCATAGTTAAAAAAGGTGCTGTTTATCATTGCGGGATTACTTACGGCAACGATGTTATGCACTGCTCAAGGCCATTAAAGCAAGTAGTTAAAGAATCATTTATTGAATTTATCAAACCTTACGAGGGTTACACATTGTGGCGATAATTAATTTTTACACAAAAGACGATGCCACAAGTGAATATGACCTTAAAGTTATTGATCACTGCGATACTCCTATTGACTGGATATTAAAAAACATACCTAAAGGTCAAAACTTTTCAGTATATAAAGGTCAATTGAGTAAAGAGCATGAAATTAGCCGAGACTTTGCTCAAATAAAATCAGCCGATGAAGTTAGCGTTTTTCTTTTACCTGGAACCGGCGTTGAAGTTGCTTATGTAGTTGCCGCTGTTTTAGTTGTCGTGGCGTTAACCGTTAAGCCCGTCGCACTTGGAAACCTCAATAGAACACAGCAAAGCCCAAACAATAGCCTGTCCGATAGAAACAACAAGGCGAGACCTAATCAGCGCATTGTTGATATATGCGGCAAGGTAAAATCAATTCCTGATGTGTTATCACGTGAATACTCTCGTTTTGTTGATGATATTGAAGTACGGGTTGGGTATTACTGTATTGCTAGAAATAATTTAGTAATAGAGGATATTAAGGAAGGCGATACTTTAATGGTTGACGTTAAAGGATCAAGTGCTGGCGTTTATGGTGCGGGTAAATCCCCTAATAATTCAGCGCCAGAAATTCAAATAGGCGATCCAATTAACGAAAATGTTTTTGGTGTTACTCAATCAGCTGATGCAATAGGACAAACATTAACCGCACCTAACGCTAACACGGTAATATTAAAAGGCGGTTCGTTAGCATTTAAAGATGGACACATTGAAATACCTATTGAAGATGGTGATTTAACAGAAAACTTTGAAGCTGGTGATTCCGTTAACCTTATAGATATAAAAATATTTGTGCCTGGTGCACCTGGTTCACCTGGAATAGGGACATTTGTTATTGGTGGAAATACCCATTCCGTTATAGCTGTAGAGCCTCAGAGTATAACGTTTGATATCACTGACGATGATAGTTGGGACGATATCGGTATAACGAGTAGATCGATAGAGCAAAATGACATACCAAAAATAGAAGAAATATCCAGTGTCTTAATTGGCCCGTTCAAGATGTCATCATTTAAGGTTAATAGATTACTTGTAAATGTAAATGCTTTAAGCGGTATTTACAAAGAAGACAGTAGCGGCCGCAAAAAAACAACAGTTGATTATATAGTTAGTTATCAAAAGTTAGATGATAACGGCTCAACAGTGGGACCGGTAACACCTGTACCTCAAAGCATATCAGGCGGCAATTCTAACGAAAAAGGAATGACAACAGATATAGATTTAGGCGCTGCAACTTTTGTGGAGTGGAACGTTGAGCGAGTAACACCTTTAGATTTTGATTTTAATGGGACAATCGTTGATGAGATAAAAGTTAACTCAGTATTCGGCTTGTCAAACATAGACGAAACTGATTTTGGTAACGTCACAACAATACAAACAAAGCGCACGAATCAATTTTTAACTACAGCAACTAAAACACCTGAATTAAACTGTATAGCTACGGAGTTAGTTCAAAAATACGAGGGAGGTGTGTTTGCCACTGAATTCACACCTAACACTCAGGCAATGCAATCACTCATACGACTAGCTTTAGATCCGTTTGTGGGGCGCAGGTCAGCTGGTGAGCTTGATTTAGATTTATTAGTTGCTATACAGGATGAATGTGAAACGTATTTTGGTACTGATAAGGCAGGACAGTTTAATTACTCGTTTGATTCGACATCATTAAGCGCTCAAGAAACATTTTTATCTATTGGTAAATCTGCATTTATAACCTTATGGCGTGAAGGTAGGGTTTTGAAAGGATGGTTTGAAAGCCCTCAATCAGTACCGTCAATGGTATTTACTCATAGATCAAAACAACCAAACGCTGAAACATGGAGCAGAAAAAGAAACACTTCAGACTCTAAAGATTCAATCGAATTCGTCTACACTGACGAAGTTAGATACACAAAAGAAACGTTATTTTTCCCAGAAGATAAAAGCGGTTTAAATCCATTACGTGTAGAAATGACAGGAATAAAAGGTGCTCAACAGGCTTTTTGGCAAATGATGCGAGAATTCAACAAACAGAAATACCAGGAGATAACCGTTGATTTTGGTGCAACGGCAGAGGGTAGGTTTGTTAAACCTAACAATTTAATATCAGTGGTTAAAGGTTCAAGGGTTTATACTTACGATGGGTATATAGTTGCACAAGATGGCTTACTATTAACATTATCTCAAGATGTCGTATTCACACCAAATGATACGCATTCTATTATATTAAAAAAACGTGATGGCTCAACGGAAAGTATATTAGTTTTTGCTACTGCATTTACAAACGTAGTGCAATTAATTGAGTTGCCAAGCGAAACAATATACACCGGCAATGATGAATTAAAAACAGAGTTTAGTTTTGGTAATGAGGCAAGATTAACGGGGCAATTAATGCTACCTCAATCCATTGCACCAAGTGATCGCGCTTATGTGAAAATCAAGGCGATTAACTATTCTGATTTGTACTATCAAGATGATGGAGTTCAGACAGGAAGGGCATTCAGTATCGGCTTTGATGACGGTTTTTCGTAAGAAGAATGTTTTATAATAAAATGGTATAATTTTTTAATACAAACAAATTTAAGGTTTACATAATGGCTTGCTCAGACCAAATAAGCACACAAGATTTAATTAACGCTAAAGATGATGCAGTTACTCTGGGCGAGGTGGCAACATCACGGCTAGGTGCAGAGTCTTCCGGCACTCCAATAACAACCTCAACAAATAGATTTGGAGAAACCACAGACACCATACAAGGTCGCTTAAATAAACTGGGCGTATTGTTTGATGACCCAATTAAAGATTGGTCTGCCTCGCTACTTGTTGATGATTTACGCGCCCATAGATACCCAGCGACGACGGGTGATATTTACATCCCCGTTAAGCCGTTGCCGTTTACTACTGGCGGTTCATTTAACACTGATGACTGGGTGATATTACAAGGCGTTATCGAAAACGAATTAGAATCAAGATCTTTTGATTTGCTATCGTCAGCAGTAAACAGTTCCACTTTAAACCCTGCTGGCGGTCAAGAAATATCAATAAAGGAAAGGGTTTCAGGTGGGGGTAGCTTAATTGGTGATACTGTTTTAGCGTCAGGTGTCACACCTAACGGTATAGATATAATACAATGTGTTGGCGTTGCATTGCTTGCCATTGTAATAAGAACTGATCTTTCTATGCCTGATGGCTTTAGTACGGCAGAAATTTCAGCCACTAATTTAGTTGATGCTACAGGGTGGTCACTAGGCACGTACTGGTCTGGCACTTATGCCGGAGGTTTTACGCATACCCCGCCATTAACAGACGGCGCTGATATACTTCAAAGAACTGTAGCGGTAAATGAAGATTCTTATTACGAAGTATCAATAAGAGTTACATCACCGTTTGCAACAAAAGTTTCAAATAGTGGTTGGACAGTCTCGCTTGGTGGGTCGCCAGATTTTGAAATGTTCGAGGGTACGTTTACAGATCATATTTATGTTAGAGGAATTAAAGCCGGTGCAGGTGGTGATATTGTTATCACGCCAGAAAACCTTTTTGATGGCACTTTACTAGAAATATCAGTAAAAGAAATAACAGGCGATACAACATCAACGACTAAATATGTCGATGAAAGCGGCGCAACCTCTTTGGAAGTAAGACCATTACAATCAGACCAAGAAAACGTAATGATTGGCAAAGATAACGCCATGAAAAACACTACGGGCCTGCGTAATGTAGCGGTCGGTGTTCGATCCATGCAAACCAACACGACTGGCTTTTGGAATGTTGCAATCGGCCATGAAGCTTTGCAGCTTAATAATGTTGGTTCACGCAACGTTGCGCTTGGTACTTTTGCACTGCGAGATAACCAAGTAGGTCATCGTAATATTTCATTAGGATCATTCAGTCAATTAAATAACATCAGTGGTCACAATAACATCGCCATAGGTGCAGATGTGCTTCAGCGCAACGAGACAGGGTTTGGTAACATAGGTATTGGCTTAGCTAACCTTTCTGGTGATGAAGTTGCAGTCAACCTAATTGGTAATGTAGCTATCGGGTATAACTGCATGACCGGTATAGCTACCGATTACAATATAGCAATGGGCTTTGAGGCTGGGTCAAAACTTAAAGCTGGTAATGAGCAAATAGTTATTGGCAAGCAGTCGCTAAGAGAAAATACCGATGGATCTCGAAATATCGTCATCGGTCATAACTCGCTAAATAGTGTTGACATTAACAGCCCTTTAAGAAACGTGGTTGTCGGTACTAATGTCGGCAATAGCTCGATAGACCCACAATTCAACGTACTTTTAGGAAATAACTGTGCTGCATCTTTAACAACAGCAGATTCAAATATTATTATCGGTTATAATATTGATGTTGTTTCAGCAACCACTAGCTTCCAGTTAAATATCGGTAATGTCATACATGGACGAATGGGCGCAAGTGATAGGCGTATAGGTATCGATGTTACAGTACCAACCGCTAAGATGCATCTAGCTGCAGGGGAAAATAAAACCTTTGGCGCATCATTAAAACTTGATACTGGTGTCCTAATGGCTACTCCAGAGGGTGGAGCTATAGAATATGATGGAACTAATCTATACTTTACCGACAGCACAAACACACGCAGAACCATAACATTCACATAAGGGCATACCATGATAAACCAAGAATTAATTAATAGAATAGAGGCTTTAAGGCTATCCAGTGTAGCTGTTAAATTTCTACACTCGACTAAGCCTGCAACAATTCCCGAGTCTGATATTCTGATACTTAGGGTTTATATCAATGATACAGAGGAGGATATTGCTGCAAAAGTTTCTGAAATCGAAAGCAAGTTATCCCAACTAAGCGCGTCAGATGCCTTTAATGAATTAAGTAAAGCTATAAATAAAGGGTAAACCATGACATTAGATTTAACAGAAGAAGATATCATCAAAGTAGGCGCGGCACTAGGTGAATTTCCATTTAAAGAAGTTGCTGAATTGATAGGTAAAATACAAACCCAGTTTAACGAGCAAAAAGAGGCTAAAGAAGCACCTTAACTAGTTAGGGTGTGTCGACTATTACCTTTAATTTTATTTGACGGGGTGTTATTAATGCCCCGTTATTTTATTGGCCTCAACAAGTGTATTTTCATGTAAAACATCAAAAATGATACTTTTGTATAAATCGGTATAAGAGTAAATGTAAAGCTCACCTCCTGACCTGTCATCTTTTGTTATATATTCATCATCATAATTATACGTATATAGGTAAGACTTTGCGAAACCGTTAATTATCGCGCCTTTAGCGGAGAACCATAAATAACCCTCTTCATAATGGATCTGCACCTGTTTATTTTCTGACTCAACAGCCTGTACGTTTTTTGTGATTACTATTAATGATTGTGAAATATTATTTCTGTCGATGTAATCTTGATTGTATGCAATAAATGAGGCTATAGAGTTGCACGTGTTGACGCTGAACTCATACCCGCTATAGTTTCCGTAATCATAAAATGCAAATTCAGAATCATCAGAGCAATGGTAGGTATTATCAGAATTACTACCACAACCAACAAACCCAACCATTAAAACCATCATTAATATTTTCATTCTATTCCCCGTTATTTAATTTAATTACCTGATCAACACAATTGATAATCAAGTATTCGCCTTGCCATTGAGATTTAAACTTTAACTCTCCATCCGTTAACTTTTGACCGCTTGGAGGTTTTTCACCGTCCTTAATTTCCACACAAATAGTGCGGCCGCTTTTACTAACAATTATATCGCAACAGTTTTTTAACTGGCTAACGATTAATACGGACCATCCAAAGCTACGGAACGCCTTTACTATTTCAGGTTGGTTGCGGTCCACCCTTGCTGCTCTAATCATAAATCCACCCACATTAACGTCTGCAACAACAATTCTTGTTCGGTCCCAAAGTTAGTTTCCCACTGTACGCGCCCTTGATGAACCGCTACGCCATAACCGCCCGTTCTATGATGAATATGGCACAATGGTATTGTTTGATAGTTATCGGCACGTTTACCCATCGCTCCGTTGCCTATGTGATGAATTTCAGCAGGTGATTCGCCTAACTCTAAATTTACGCAAACTATACACCCCATACTTGCCACTTTATTCAGATGCTTCTTTTCTTTTGCTGTTGCCGGTTTAGCCATTCGTAACCTCTCCAAATTTCGTATTTCAAGAACTGGTAATTTAATCGTTTCGTTAAACTCCTTATTCATGCTTACCTCTACTTTGGCACAAGGTCAAAGCCACCCAAATGGTGGCGACTAGTCCATTCATTTTTAAACCCGTTCTCCATGTCTTAAAACCCCAGTCTTACGCCTCCATCATGAGGGTTTTTAGTGTTCTCACATATAAGCGCTACGTTGTACCTTGCTAGTAATTCAGCTAGTTCTTTTTTGAATTCTTCCATCACTCACCCCTTATCAGTTTATAATTGCCTTTCTATTGTTTAACACAGAACTTAATCGAGCCACCTCACTCAATAACTTTTTATTTTCTTTAAGGGACTCTCTCGATTTACGCTCTACATCTAAACGTTTAGAAATTTCAGTGTGTGCTATAACCTTTAGCTCCCAGACAACTTTTTCAGTTTCTGCTCTATCGTAAGCCATTACAAAGCCTTCACTTCCATCGTTGTGCTTATATTGCCTAATAGCAGGTGTTAACTCGTCCATCTTCAACACTCCCATTCAATTAATACATGTTTATTAAGCTTCCAATATTAGTTAAGGGTTAATCATTTGATTCAAAACAAACTAAATCATCACCTACACCGCCTTCATAATCACCATCAAGTTCAGCTACAATAATGTTTGTTTTTTCATCTGAAACTAAGCGA